TGGTTGTGAGTGAATCTGATAAGGAGTTGAGAGTTAGCTATGAAAATTAAGGATAGAGTAAAACCCAAGGAACCTCCTGTGCCGGCTGGTACATATCGTGGATCTCTGGTTTATGTTATTGACATTGGAGAACAGTTGATTAAGGGAAAGAAAGGTGATTACTACCAGAACCAGATCATCTTTACCTATGAGCTTATTGGCAAAACCAAGGAGATTGACGGAAAGCAGACCCCCATTGACCTTTCTCGTACATTTAACTTTACCCGTGGTGCCAATTCTGCGTTTCGTAAGTTCGTCCAGGACTGGACCGGCAAGAAAATGTCAGACGAAGAATGGGATGATTTCGACCCCGGAATATTGCTCGCAGGGAATGCTATGTTGAGTGTTGTTCATAATGACACAGGTGAGTATGCCAATATTTCTACGGCAATGCAACCATTTGAGGGAGATGTGTACCCTAACCCCAGTCTTCCTTTGCTTTATTTTGATATGGATAAGTGGGACGATGCGGTATTTGAAAAGCTGCCGGAATGGGCTCAGGACAGAATAAAGAAGTCTACCCAGTATCAGAAGGATCATGCACCGGTGACTACGGTGGAGGTAAAGGCACCGGAGGCAGCAGTACAGACAAATCCGGCACAGCAATTTGTGCAAGGTGTTACCAACAATAGTGCCGGTGGAGGGGAGTGTCCGATATGAGGTTTGAAGCATTAGCATCATCTTCAAAGGGCAATGCTTACCTGGTCTTGGATGGTGATACCCACATTCTTCTGGAATGTGGGCTCACCCACAAAAAACTGTTGCAGATGGTTGGGTTTGAAATGTCAAATATCAAGGCTTGTCTTGTGACCCACGAGCACAAGGATCACAGCCAGTGCGTGAAGCGGCTGCTGGAGGACTGTGTGCAGGTGTATCTGACGAGGGGTACAGCGGAGGCACTGGAGCTGCCGGACAGCCTGATGGAGCTTGCACACGAGATCAAGGCCGGGGAGCAGTTTACGGTTGGCAGCATTGACATTCTTCCCTTTGCGACCTATCACGATGCGGCAGAGCCGGTGGGGTTTTGTATGCAGAGCAGGACCGATGAGGACATCCTGGTATATGCCATTGATACGGTAAATCTGCCCTATGAATTCCCCGGGATGGGAGTATTGGCGGTGGAAGCGAATTTTGACAAGGCGATTCTGGGTCGGTGTGAGAAGATGCCGGAGAAGGTTCGGCACCGTGTGGAGAATACCCACATGGAGATCGATGTGCTTTGCGGCATTCTCAGGCGTATGGATCTGAGACGGTGCCGGGAGATCCATCTGCTCCACCTCAGTGATGCCACATCCCATGAGGGCCATTTTATCAATAAGGTTGCAAGGGCAGTGCCGCCAGGGATCAAAGTGACCGCCTGCGGCAGATAGGAGGTACGGTATGGCAAGACCTGGAATAATGCTATATTTCGATATCCTGGAGCCTATACGGGTGTTGCCTGATTCGGACAAGGGCCGGTTACTGGTGGCGATGCTGGAATATGGGCAAAGCGGTGTTGTGCCTGAGCTGGATGGGGCACTGAGTATCGTATGGTCATTTGTCCGTCCGATGATAGACAAGGATGGCGAGCGGTATGACGAAATGAAATTACAACGGGAGTACGCTGTTTTTTGCAAAAAGCGCAAGCGCATATGGATGCCCAAGATTCTGTTTGAAGACTGGGTATGTATGACAGCAGACGAGAAAGAGCGAGCTATTGACCCCGTGAAATCTCGTATGTCAGCCGATAACGAGACACAACGAGCCGATAACGAGCCGTTATCTCCCGATAACGAGACACAACGAGCCGTTATCTCCCGTAAACCAACTACAACTACATCAACACCCAACAATGTACAGTCTCATAATACAATATCATCTAACAATGTACAGCAGCAGTCGTCAGTATCAAATAACAACCTACATCTGCACGATGATGCAGGGAATGATGGCGACGGCGGCGACGACACAGATAAAATTGTTAAAGTTTTGAAGGGGAAATTGGGCAAGGGTGTGGTGTTCCTGTCGGATGCTCAGATATCGGACCTGCTGGAGAAGATGGACATTGAGACCTTTGACCATTATGTTGACAAGCTGTCCAGTTTTATCATCAAGAATGATGCCAAGGTCAAGAACCATTATGAAACGATTTTGAGATGGTGGCAGGAGGATGGTGCTGTTGGTGGACAGAACAGGAAAGCCACTGCTCCCAAAGGTGCATCCGGAAAGCTGGGTGCCGCGGAGCTTAACAACATCCAGCGGCTGATCGGCGGGAACAAGCGCGAAGGCTAACGATTAAGGAGGTGATGCGTATGCCAAGCGGTTCGTTTAAGCAAGTTGATGTGCAGTGTCCCTTTTACAAGAACGACGGCGGGAAGCGCATTACTTGTGAGGGTCTGGTGGACAAGAGCAACATTAGCCTGGGCTTCCTGAATTGGAGCGACTATGAGATACATATGCGCACCTTCTGCTGTAAGCATTACAAGAACTGCGAGATCTACAGGACCCTTATGCGTAAGTATGAGGATGACAATGAGAATGGATGATGTGATTAAAATCGAAATACCGGCGCCGGACAGTCAATACCGTCTGGTTTCCTGCCGGTGCAAGAGTGACAATGTAGCCTATGCGAAATACAAAAATGGCTGTGAGGAATTATGGCGGGTGCAGTGTTTTGACTGTGGTCTGACCGTGGATGTTGGCACAACGGTGCGGCATACGGTGCAGGTTGCGTGGAATGAGGAGATGGGCTATAGCCGTTAAAAATTGGAAGGAGTAATGGATATGAAACAGGAAGATATAGACCGGCTCAAAGAGCTGAGAACAAAAGACAGGCTTACTGAGAAGGAGGAAGCAGAGTGGTTATTCCTCGAAAAGAAAGCCGAGAACGATGAGCGTGTTACGCAGTTTCGCAAGAATCAGAAGGAACCGTATGCATCCAAGCGCAGCAGGGCGGTAAATCTGGCGTGGGAATTCTACAAAAATGCAGAGGTTGATGGCAATTGCTATGTAGCAGTTGGTGGACTGGATAGTATTGTGCTGTACCTGTTTCTTAGATCGATCGGCATTGATGTTCCTGGGGTCTCTGTGTCCAGCTTAGAGGATAAGAGTATCCAAAAGGTACATAAGGCTCTGGGTGTAATCGCTTTGAAATCCGCAACCGATGCAGACGGGAAACCGTACAGCAAGGTTAAGGTGATCCGTGACTTTGGCTGGCCTGTGATCTCCAAAGAGGTTGCCGGCAAGATCAGTCACCTGCAGCACCCCACACCTGAAAATGCCACAGTCCGTCACGCCATCATCACCGGTGAGACCGGAGCCCAGGGCGGCTACCGGACAGGCAGTAAGATGCAGCTGCGCAAGTGGATACTGGAACGGTTTGGCGGTGCTGATCCGGAAGGGAAAGCTTTGGGGTATGCGGAAGCAGACATTCCGGTATCAGATAAATGCTGCTACTACCTAAAGGAAAAGCCCTGTGACGATTATCACAAAGAAACAGGCAGATGGCCATACATGGGACTGATGGCCTCCGAGGGTGGGCGGCGTGAGAAAGCCCTTGCTGTGAACGGATGTAATTACATCAGCCCGTCTACCAAGCGGAGCTGCCCTTTTGCCACATTCATGCGCCAGGATATTCTCACAATGGCATTGGAAATGGACACCTGGTACCAGCATAATCATCATCTGTTCCCCGGCCCTAAATTGGACACTATTATCCCTACCATCTATGGCGAGATCTTGTACGATGAAAAGGGAAATCTGTACACAACGGATGCCCAGAGGACCGGATGTTCTATGTGCGGCTTCGGCATTCATATGGAAGACCGTCCGCACCGCTTTGACCTGCTGTGGGAACGCAATCCCAAAGAATGGGAGATGTGGATGAACCATGTTATGCAGGATGCCAACGGAGAATGGTACGGATGGGGTCGCGTTCTGGATTACATAGGTGTAAAGTGGAAAGATCCACAGCGTTATATTGAAGGAAAGCGTGCATCTGAACAGGTAGAGCAGCTGACCATGGAGGGGATATGAATCGATCGCAAATCAACATATTCGACGAAATAACGGTCGATGGTTTCTGTAGCTGTGTAGGAGGCAGAAATGAACTATAACGAATTTTTACATACCAAGGTGCAGGTGGCGCCGGTGAGCGGATTTGAGGTCCGGGCGGAGGATGTACATCCGGCACTGAAGCCCCATCAGCGGGATGCGGTTATTTGGGCGGTCAAGGGTGGCAGACGGGCACTGTTTGAATCCTTTGGTCTGGGTAAGACGGTACAGGAGCTGGAATTCAGCCGGTTGGTTCTGAATCACGAAGGTGGTATCGGTCTGATCGTGCTGCCGTTGGGTGTCCGGCAGGAGTTTTCCCGGGATGCGGCAAATATTCTGGGTATGGCGCCGCCGGTATACATCACCGATATGGCACAGACGGAGCTGCAGGTATATGCCCAGCCTGTAAACCTGTTTATGACCAACTATGAGCGGGTCCGGGATGGAAATATTGATCCCCGGAAGTTTACCTGCACAGTTTTGGATGAAGCTTCTGTACTGCGTTCCTATGGCTCCAAGACCTTTCAGGAGTTTATGCGGCTGTTCAGGGGTGTGCGGTATAAGCTGGTAGCGACTGCTACACCGTCCCCCAACCGGTACAAGGAGCTGATCCATTATGCCGGGTATCTGGAGGTTATGGACACGGGACAGGCCCTTACCCGGTTTTTCCAGCGGGACAGCACCAAGGCAAACAACCTGACACTGTACCCCCACAAGGAGGAAGAATTCTGGCTGTGGGTCAGCAGTTGGGCACTGTTTCTCAGCAGTCCCGCCGATCTGGGCTACGATGCCACCGGCTACGATCTGCCGCCTCTGGATGTGCGGACACACAAAATCAATACCCAATTGGGAGATGCAGTGGACAAGGACGGTCAGGTCAAGATGATGCGTGATGCTGCGGTAAGCCTTCAGGATGCGGCAAAAGAAAAACGGGAATCCGTTTCTGCCCGTGTGGCAAAGGCGAAGGAGATCGTGGACAGTGACCCCGAGGCGCATTTTCTCCTTTGGCACGATCTGGAATATGAGCGTACCAGCCTACTGAAGGAGATCCCCGGTGTTGTGGACATCTACGGCAGTATGGACTATGACGAGCGAGAACAGCGGGTCATTGATTTTTCCGAAGGGCGTACCCGGCTTTTTGCCACAAAGAAAAGCCTGTCAGGATCCGGCTGCAACTTCCAGCGGCATTGCCACCGGGCGATCTTCGTTGGCATCGATTATGAGTTTAACGACTTTATCCAGGCTATCCACCGTATTTACCGCTTTCTGCAAACAGAGCAGGTCAATATCGATGTGATCTACACCGAAGCGGAGGAGCAGATCTGGCGTGTTTTGCTGGAAAAGTGGGAGAACCATAAAAAGCTCCAGGAGAATATGCGCCGGATCGTTATGCAATACGGCCTTCTGAGTGAACGGCAGGCGGAACGGATGGCCAGAAGTATAGGAGTTGAGAGAATGGAGATCAAAGGTCAAAACTGGACACTGGTAAATAATGATTGCGTGGAGGAAGTCAGAAGGATGGCAGATAATTCTGTGGGTCTGATTCATACATCCATTCCTTTTTCCAATCACTACGAGTATACCCCCAGCTACAACGATTTCGGACACAACGAAGATACAGCTAAATTCTTTGAGCAGATGGATTATCTGACACCGGAGCTGCTGCGGATTCTGCAGCCCGGCCGTGTGGCTGCCATCCATGTGAAGGACAGAGTGCTTTTTGGCAGCGTTACCGGCGCGGGTATGCCGACCATGGAGCCGTTCCACGCTATGTGTATTCAGCATTATATGAAGCACGGCTTTGCCTACTTTGGAATGATCACAGTGGTGACAGATGTGGTCCGGGAAAACAATCAGACCTATCGCCTGGGCTGGACAGAACAGTGCAAGGACGGTACCAAGATGGGCGTAGGATGCCCGGAATATGTGCTTTTGTTCCGAAAATTGCCCACGGACCGTTCCAAAGCCTACGCCGATGTCCGGGTGACGAAGGATAAAGCAGATTATCCGTTGAGCCAATGGCAGCTGGATGCCCACGCCTTCTGGCGGTCCTCCGGTGACAGGAATTTGAAGCCTGAAGAACTGGCACGGCTGAAAATGAGTGACCGGATGCGGAGATTTCGGGAGTACAGCAAGGCCCATGTATATGACTACGATCAGCATGTGGCCATGTCCTATGCATTGGAATGCAAAGATGCAATCAGCAAAGAATTTATGACGGTACCGCCTGCTTCTGTTCATCCGGATGTGTGGGACGATATTAACCGTATGAAAACGCTGAACACATCCCAAAGCCAGCGCCGGAAGCAGCTGCATGTCTGCCCCCTTCAGCTGGACATTGTGGAGCGGATCATAAACCGATATTCCAATCCGGATGATATGGTATTTGATCCATTTGCAGGTTTGGCTACGGTACCGATGATGGCAGTGCGGATGAAGAGGAAGGGCTATGGCTGTGAGCTGAACAGCGGGTATTTTGCCGATGGTGTCGGGTATCTGCGTGCAGAAGAAGTGGAAATGGAGCAACCCAGCTTGTTTGACTTGTTGGAGGAGGAAACGGCATGAAATTCTTTGCACAGCTGACGGAAAACAGGACGATCCACAGGGATGCGGACCGGCTGGAGATCGACCGGGACAACAATATGCTGCAGGTGTTCAACAAGGATGTTCTGGTAGCTGTTGTGGATCTGAGCGTCGTTATGTTCGCTCATATTGCAGAAAGGAAAGATTGCTAATGGCACTGCGAAAGATTGATCTCATGCACCAAGACAAGGAAGAAATGCAGAATACCCCTTTGGAGGGGCAGATCAGTATGGAGGTGTGAAGATGGCTGAGTTAAAACCGTGTCCGGGATGTGGATCAAAGGTTACCGTCCGTGTAGACGGGCCATTCGTACCGGTTTACAGTGTCTGTTGCAGAAACGACCGGTGCAGAAAAGGATCTGTTATCTATCGGTATTACAGCCGAGACCGGGCAATTGAAGCATGGAACAGGAGGGTAGAAGATGATAAGCAAGGGCGTTGAATCTTTTCTTGACTTCCTGAGAGAGGCAAGCACGCAGCTTAATATTGCGATCATGGTAGAGCAGGAAGCTAATGACCAAACGCAGGACATATTGCATCGACTGGAGTTGCAGGATCATGCATACCATGAATATGCTGCCAACGCAAAGGAGTTAAAGAGAGTTCGTCAAGAAAGACGAAAAGCCAAAGACGAGATAGCTTGCCTTACCCCCATTGCCACATGGGTAGAAGATAATAAATCTGTGGTAAAAGGCCTTGAACAACTGCTAGGGGCGGTAAGAAAAGCAGAGCGATCTACCGAGCAGCGGATATATACCCCGAGGAGGAAGAACGATGGCAAATGAAAAAGCTGTGCTGATCAGCATACAACCTAAGTGGTGCAAGTTGATTGCTTCTGGACAAAAGACGGTGGAGGTAAGAAAGACTAAGCCGAAACTGAAAGCACCGTTTAAATGTTACATATATGAAACAAAAACGCCTTTACGGTGGAATAAGTCACACAATGGCATTATTGGGGGCGAAGGCGGCAAAGTCATAGGTGAGTTTGTGTGCGGCAGGATTTTTGACATCTGTATTGAGATTTCAAACCCTGGTGATTTTCCCGGCTATCCATTCCCGTGTACCGGACTGACTGACGTGGAAATCCTGCAATACCTTGGTAATGGAAAGACTGGCTACGGATGGAGCATTTCCAACCTGGTGATCTATGACAAACCGAAGCCACTGAGCAAATTTAATCATTGCGGTGTGAATTACCATTTTAATCCGACGGTAACAAGACCGCCCCAGAGCTGGTGCTATGTGGAGGAACACTATGAGTAATTCCATTCGTGTGCTTGCAGAGGAACACCCTACATACTTTTTATGCAGCCGGCGTGATATCCCAAGTCTTGTAGCTAAGGCGGAAGCTGAGGCGGAACAGATATTAAAAGAGTTTTCTGTTTTCTATAAGACGGCAGGTGAACTGACTATCAAAATTGAGCCGGTGCAGTATCTCTGCGGATTTGGAATTGGCGGCAAGCTTCTTTGGGATGGAGAGCCTATCCTGAAAGAGAGTGATTGCGGTTTACTATTCCTGCATCTCAATGAGGTAATACTTAACCGCATGCTCCAGCTCGGCATACCGTCTTTTGGTAGGTAAATGTATAAGCACTTCCCCAATGGGGATTGCAAATAAAAAACAAAGGAGAAGAAATCATGGAAAAAGATGCAAGAAGCAGCCTTTTGCAGATGGCGAAGGGTGCGATTCAGGAAAGAGTTGATTACGAGGTGACAAAGGTGATTGACAACATCCTGGATGTAAATACTGATCCTCTGGCGAAGCGTAAAGTGACGCTGGTGGTGGAACTGAAACCGGACGAGGACAGACAGGTGGTTAAGATCACAGCATCTGCTACCAGTAAGCTGGCACCTACAAGCCCGGTTGGTACATCCCTGGTGATCACCGCTGACCATAACGGTGAGATGATGCTGGCAGAGATCGTGCCCCAGGTACCCGGGCAGGTCAGCATGGAAGGTACTGTGCAGGAAGCACCTAAGATTTTGAAACTCGCTGAAAACTAAAGAGAAAATCAATATGGAAAACAAGAAATTTAGAAATGTCATCGTAAAGGATGATAACGGTAACGATGTAACGAGATGCGTGACGATGGAGGTTCCGGAATGTCATGTGTATGGCGACTACATGAAGGTAGAAGAAGCAGAGATCGCAGAGGCGAAAGAAGAGCTGCTGGGTCTGCTTTTTGCAAAGATCAGGGAGATCGCCAAGGATGATAAGTTCTGGATCGTGAAGAAAACCGAGGATGGTCAGTATACTGTCGGGTGGAAGGTCGACTTTCCGCAGATGTTCTAAATAAATAATCAGGGGAGGCTTTGTGCCTCCTCTTTTTTGCACCTGTGGCTCTGGGATAGATATTAAATAAAAAAGTTGGTACGATAGGTGCAGAAGCAGGAAAGGAAGTGAGCTTATGATAGACTGGTCGGCTATAAAGACTGAGTACATTACAGATCCAACGGTCAGCTATCGTAAGCTGGCTCAGAAATATGGGGTTTCGTATGTGCAGATCGGTAATGTGGGCCGTGATGAAAAGTGGGTTGAACTGAGAAAACAGCATTTGGACAACACTTTCACAAAAACGGTTGAGGCTGTGGAATCTGCGCAGGTTGACAGAGCCAAGAAGATACAGACCGTAGCGGATAAGTTTCTGAATAAGATCGAAGCTATGGCGGACCGTGAGGGGATACTGCCGAAGGATATGCGGTCTCTGGTTGCGGCATTGAAGGACCTGAAGGAGATCCATGGCGCGAGGTCTGAGCTGGACGAGAAGGAGCAGAGGGCAAGGATTGCTAATTTGGAGAAGAGCGTCAATCCGGAAAACAAGGAGACTGCAACCCTTGTTGTGGAAGGTCTGCCGGAGGAATTTAAAGTATGAGCAGGATAGATTTAAGTCAGCTTAGTGATAAGCAGTATGCTTTTCTGTCTGCTGATAAGAAGCATGTAGGATTTGGTGGCGCCCGTGGTGGTGGCAAGAGCTGGTCTGTCAGGACAAAAGCAAAGATCCTGGCAGCCAATTACAATGGCATTAAGATCCTGATCGTGCGTAGAACGTTCCCGGAGCTGGTGAACAACCACATAAACACATTGACGGAAGAATTGAATGGCCTTGCCCGGTACAACAAGACTGAGAAGGTTTTTACCTTCCCCAATGGCAGCACCATCAAATTTGGCTACTGTAATAATGACAAAGATCTGCTGCAGTACCAGGGTGCCGAGTTTGATGTGATATTCCTGGATGAAGCTACGCAGCTGCAGGAGATGTGGATTAAGAAGATCACTGCCTGTGTGCGTGGTGTTAATGACTTTCCCAAGAGGATCTATTACACTTGTAACCCTGGTGGTGCCAGTCATGGCTATTTTAAGCGGTTATTCATTGACAAGGCCTACGAGGACGGAGAAGACCCGGAGGATTATGCCTTTATCCAGGCTTTGGTGACGGATAACAAGGCTCTGATGGCCTCTCAGCCGGACTACATTAAGCAGCTGGAGGCGCTGCCGCCCAAGCTGAGAGAAGCGTGGCTCTACGGCAGGTGGGATATCTTTGAGGGGCAATTCTTTGAGGATTTCCGTACTACACCTGACATTGAGAAGTGTGCAGCGGCAGGTATTACCCAGGAGGAAGCATTACAGCAGCACCGGTGGACGCATGTGATTGAGCCTTTTGACCTGAATTTCGGAGATCGGAGAGGCTGGAATATCATGAGAAGCTATGACTTTGGGTATCACAAACCGTTTTCGGTTGGGTATTGGGCGGTGGATTACGATGGAGTTCTATACCGAATCGCAGAGTATTACGGCTGTACCCAGACACCAAACGAGGGCGTGAAGTGGTCACCGGATCAGCAGTTTAGCAAGATCCGGGAGTTTGAGCAGCAGCACCCATGGCTGAGCAGCCGGGATATTGTGGACAGCGTGGCAGATCCGGCTATTTGGGATCGCAGCAGAGGTGAGAGCATCGCAGAGACAGCGGCCCGGTATGGCATTTACTTTAGTCCCGGAGACAATAAGCGGATTCCCGGATGGATGCAGGTGCATTACCGGCTCCAATTTGACGAGAACGGTTATTCCCGGATGTATATCTTCAACAACTGCAAGGCATTCATCCGAACCATGCCGCTGATGATGTATTCTGAAACCCAGCCGGAGGATCTGGATACGAAACTGGAGGATCACTGTCCGGACGAGGTGCGGTATATGTGTATGTCACGGCCGATAGAGCCGATGATTGATAAAAAGGCGCAGACGGTCATGTATGACCCGTTAAATCAATTCAAATAAACAGGAGGATATTATGGAACAAATGAATCAGGAGCAGGTGGCAGGTTTGCCGGTGGGACAGGAACGGCTGAAAGAATTTATGCAGGTGCTGCAGCAGTATAAAGCCGGTAAGGCGCAGACGGAGAAGCGGATCTTGTCCAGTGAAAACTGGTGGAAGCTGAGAAATGCAGTGGAGGAAGGCCGAAAAGATCAGTTCACCAGCGTGTCCGGATGGCTTCACAACGTCATCGTCAGTAAGCATGCAGATGCCATGGCGGCCTATCCGGAACCCAATATTCTGCCCAGAGAGAGTGCAGATAAGGGCGAGGCTCAGAAACTTACGGCTATTATCCCCTGCATTTTGGAGCAGAACGACTATGAGTCAACCTATTCCGATGCCATGTGGCAGAAGCTGAAAACCGGCACCGGTGTGTATAAAATCGTTTGGGATCAAAGTAAGCTGAATGGATTGGGCGATATTCGTGTTGAGTGCGTGAATCTGCTGGATATCTATTGGGAGCCGGGTGTAAAGGATATCCAAAAAAGCCGGTATTTCTTCCATACGGAGCTGCAGGACAAGGACATTCTGCGGCAGCAGTATCCCCAGCTTCGGGATAAGCTGAAAGGTCAGACCTTCATCAGCACCAAATTCCTGTACGATGATAATGTGAATACCGATAACAAGGCAACGGTGATTGAAGTCTACTATAAAGCAACGGTCAACGGCCGCAATACTTTGCAGTATTGTAAATTCGTAGAGGATGTGGTGCTATATGCCACGGAGAACGAGACCAATCCGCTGCCGGGAAGGATGCAGGGAGAGATTAAGCAGCCCATGGCTGTGACCGGTCTTTACGATCACGGTATGTATCCCTATGTTTTTGACGCATTGTATCCCATCGAGGGTAGCCCCTGCGGCTACGGCTTTGTGGATCTGTGCCGCAATCCTCAGACCACCATTGACCTGCTGAATACTGCATTTGTAAAGAATGCCAGAGTGGGTGCTGTGCCCCGGTACTTCTCCCGGATTGACGGCAAAGTCAACGAAGAACAGTTTTTGGATTTGGAGAAGCCGCTTGTAAAGGTCAGCGGCAACGTGGATGAAGCTACCCTCCGGAGAATTGAGCATAACCCACTGGATGCCAACTATATCGCCGTGCTGGATCGGACGATCAGTGAATTGCGTGAGACCAGCGGAAATACGGAAACCAGCACCGGCAGTACAGGTTCCGGTGTGACTGCTGCATCTGCTATTGCTGCACTGCAGGAGGCTTCCGGTAAGGGCAGCCGTGACAGCACCCAGTCTGCCTACAGAGCCTTTACGAAGATCGTAAACTTCTGCATTGAGCTTGTGCGGCAATTCTACGACATGCCCAGACAGTTCCGGATCGTTGGTCAGTACGGTATGCAGCAGTTTATTTCCTACACCAATGCCGGTATCCAGCCCCAGAGTCAGGGTATGGCATTCGGGCAGGACATGGGTATGCGGCTGCCGGTGTTTGATATCAAGATCTCTGCCCAGAAGAAGAACGTGTACACAAAGGTCAGCCAAAACGAACTGGCATTGCAGCTTTTTAAGATGGGATTCTTTAACCCTCAAATGACAGATCAGAGCCTGATGTGTCTGGAAATCATGGACTTTGACGGCAAGGATCAGATCATGCAGAAGATATCTCAAATGGGAACCATGTATCAGAAGCTGATCCAGTATATGCAGATCGCACTGACCATGGCACCTGACCCGGCAACTGCGGATATGATCGCCCAGGACATTATGAAGACTATGGGTGGCGGTGCCGGTGTGGGGGCTTCCGTGGGCGGTGTAAGCCCTGAAATGGTGCAGGCAGATAATGTCAATGGTTTGCAGAAAAAGGAACATGGCATTGTGACGAGTGCCAGAAGCCGATCCAACGAAGCATCTCAGCCGGATAGCGGCAAGGTGATCTCCACGAAGGAGGATAAGAAATGATCGATATTACATATTACCGCAGCATTAACCGGCTTGTGATGGAAGGTCATGCCGGTGCCGGTGCGGTGGGGCAGGATCTGGTATGCTCTGCCGCATCTATGCTGGCGTATACACTGGCTGCCAATGTAGAGCGGCTGGTTGATACCGGAAAGGCCAGAGAACCGGTGATCTCCATGAAGGAAGGGGACACAGTGATCACTTGCAATGCGTTGCGAAGGTACCGGTCTGTTGTGACTTTGGTTTTTGATTCCGTGTGCCTGGGATTTGATGTTTTGGCGCTGAAATACCCCGAAAATATTTCTTTCAAAATTCGTTAGGCTCTGGGATAGAGAAACGGAAGTTGAATGTTTTATAATGATATCTGTCATTATGACACTTCTCCTCATTTCTGATGGGCCACGACGGATGTGTTGGTAGCATCGCCCCCGGAATCCGTGCCGGTGAAAATCCGGCTCCCCTTTTCCAAAACCTTTATGGAGGAATTCTTATGATTTTATCTAAACTGCTTCAATTCATGAATCTGCAGCTGTTTGCAGGCGAAGGTGCCGGGGATGGCGGCAATGGAGATGGAGCTGTGACGGGCGTAGAAGGTGCTGACCCCGGGCACCAGGAGCTTTTGGCATTGGGTGTGCCCAAGGACAAGCTTCCTAAAAACGTGGCGTATCGGAAAGCGACTGCCGCTAAGACTGCAACAGCTGAGCAGGACGATGGGCAGAAGAAGGACGAAGGGCAGTCCCACGGTGCCGAAGAAAACACCCAGCAGGAAGAGCAGGGGGCGAAACGCCTTACCTGGGACGAGATAAAAGCAGATCCGGAGTACAAGGAGGCATTCCAAAAGGAAATGCAGTCCATGATGCGGTCCCGTCTGCGGTCTGCAAAGGAAGCGGAAGAAAATCTTGCTAAGCTTATGCCTGCATTGGAGGTACTGGCCCGTGACCGTGGAATGGATATGGAAAATATCGATTATGGTAAGCTGGCCGATGCAATCAATCAGGATAAGTCCTTCTACGAAGATGGAGCCATCGAGCGAGGCGACAGTGTCGAGGCCTATATGGAGAAGGACCAGCAGCAAAGAACAGAAAGCCGTGACCAGCGGGCCCAGGCAAAGTCTTTGCGTGATCAGCTTTTTGAGGAACACGTCAACAAAATGTACCAACAGGGCGAAGCGCTGAAAAAGCTGTTCCCAAACTTTGACTTGAATAAGGAACTCCAGAATCCTGCGTTTGCAAGAATGACCGCCCCGGGCGAAGGTATCATGAGCGTGGAGGATGCCTACAGAGCCGTCCACCGTAAGGAGATCGAAGCAGCTACCGCACAGGTGACAGCTCAGATGACGGCACAGCAGATCTCCAATGCTATCCAGTCCGGCAGTCACCGCCCCCAGGAGAACGGCACCAGCGGCCGATCCTCTTCCGTTATCACATTCGATTATGCAAAAGCAAGCCGGGAAGAACGTGCCAAGCATGATGCCTGGGTTCGGTCTGAGCTTGCAAAAGGACGGAATCCCAGACCGGAAGATTACCCCGGCTGACGTTTCGCCAACTTTATGAAAGGAGTTACAAATGAAAAAGTTTTTTGATTTGCTTATGGCTATGAACCTGCAGCTGTTTGCGGATGCCGGTAGTGTGGTCAACACCACCACCGGTACTGCCAACGCTACCACCGGTGATACTACCACCACAGAAGCCATGAGCCCCCAGCTGAAGGCGTATTACGACACCCAGCTGCTGGAAAATGCCCGTGTAGAGATGATCTACGCTCAGTTTGCCAAGAAGCAGGCTCTTCCCCGTGGAAAGGGTAAGAAGGTAGAGTGGCGTAAGTGGAACACCTTCCAGAAGGCCGATGAGCTGAGAGAGGCTATTATTCCCGATGGCCAGACCTTTGGCAGCACCACCAAGACCGGTGCTATCAAGCAGTACGGTACCTTCACCGCCATTTCCGATCAGTTGGAGCTGCACGCCTACGATGACACCATTTTGGGTGCCACCGAGGAAATGGGCGCTTCTGCTGCTGAGACGCAGGAGACCCTGATCCGGGATGCCTTGCTGTCCAACACCAATGTGCTGTACTGCGATAACATCACCCTGGCTACCGGTGCCAAGTCCGGTGCTACCCCCACCGGTTGTGCCGGTATGGAGGCTTCCGATACGGTGATGTCTGTTCTGACCCCTGATATGGTTGCCAAGGCCGTGACTATCATGAAGAAGAACAAGGCAAAGCCTATCAACGGCAAGTATGTGGCTGTGATTCACCCCTCTGTTGCCTACGACCTGCGTAAGAGCAAAGAGTGGATCGAGGCACACAAGTATTCCGCTACCCGGGAGATCTTTATCGGCGAAATCGGTGAGCTTCATGGCTGCCGCTTCATTGAGAATGTCTTTGCTCCCATTCTGGGCGGTGAAACCTACCAGAACAAGGCAGGGGGCGTGACTTATGCTACCTACTTCTTCGGTAAGGAAGCTTTTGGCATCATCGATCCCGAGGGCGGCGCCATGGAGATGATCATCAAGGACAAGAGCCAGATCGGCGGTCCTCTGAACCAGTATTCCACCATCGGCTACAAGCTGGAGACCAACGGTGCTACGGTTCTGTATCCCGAGCGGCTTCTGCGTGTCATGAGCTGCTCTAGCTTCAGCGCAACTGACGAGGTCAACTAAGCTACCACGAGGGGCATGGCTACCGGCCCTGCCCCTCTCATTTATTAGGAGGAATTTACTATGAATACCAAAAATAACGAGACCAAGACTCCCAAAGCTCCCGACACTGCCGTCACTCCCGACACCGGTGCAGATGAAGCACTGAAGGCTGAGAATGAAGCGCTCAAGGCTGAGCTGGAAGCCCCCAATGTGCCCGATAATGAACGTGTGGATCTGTTTGTCCCCAGAGGCAACGATGACGATCCCAACCTGATCATCGGGGTAAACGGCGTGCTGTTCGTTCTGCCCAGAGGCAAGACATCCAAAGTACCGAAGTATATCGCTGACGAGTATTACCGCTCTCAGGCAGCACAGGGCACCATGGATGCCCACATGGATGCGTTCATGAAAAAGGCAAGTAAACCGCTTGCAGAATAAAGGGGGGGCTCTGCTCTCCCTTTTTTTGATAGGAGGCAATTATGACAATTATCGAGGCAATTAACCGGACGGATGCATTGGTACGCAACACTTTTAATCAAGAGGATAAAGTGCAGTGGCTTTCCGGTCTGGATAGTGATATTAAGACCCAAGTTTTGGATCATTTTGAAGACGGAAAAGACATTTCGTTCAGCGAATACAATGCTGACCGGGATATGAATAGAGAATTACTGGTGAAAGCTCCCCATGATGTGATGTATCTGCGGTTTTTGGAGGCTCAGATCCATTATTACAATGGGGAAATTGACCGGTATAACAATACACTGGCGGCATTTAATGCGGCCTATGGGAGTTTTTGCGATTACTATTTGAGAACGCATAAGCCCATCAGCAGCGGCCAGTTCAAATTTTAGGGGGTGAGGGTATGAGGCTACCATTTTTGCAGCCGATTCCCAGCAGCAGACAGGTTGTTGAAGAATTTCGGGGCTACAACCACAATCTGCGGATCGGTGAGGGCGAGTTCTACGACATGAAAAACATGACCTCCGACTATTATCCCATCCTGTCCCCAAGGGGGCAAAGAGGGGTGTATGTGGATGGTGGGCAGTTTCACGGCATGATCGCCAAGGATGCCCTTTGTTACGTCAAAGACGGAGAGTTTTACATCAACAAGTCTCCCGTGGATGGGCTTGAGTTGAACCATAAGGAAAAGCAGCTGGTCTCCATGGGTGCCTATGTGATTATCTTGCCGGATAAGAAGTGGGTCAATACGGAAGATCAGTCTTTTGGTGATATTGAGGCAAGCTATGAGGTGGACGAAGCCAGATATGCGATGTGCAAGCTGGACGGAACCGTTTACGACGACACAAAGATCACCGCAGATAATTCTCCCCCGGAGAACCCGGATAACCTGACGCTTTGGATCGATACATCCGCAACCCCTCATAGCCTGAAGCAGTATTCCGCTGACACGGCAGTTTGGACGGCCGTTGCTACCACCTATGTGCGGATCTCGGCTACCGGCATTGGAAGTAACTTTAAGCAGTATGATGCGGTAAAGATCTCCGGACTTCCGGATGAGCTGAAAGATATGGATAACACCACCTGCGTGCTGTGGGATGTGAAACAGGATTCCATTGTTATTGTCGGTTTGCTGGAAAAGGCGATAGACAACTACACGAAAAAACCTTTGTCCGTTCAGCGGACTATGCCGGAGATGGATTTTGTGATCGAGTCCGGCAACCGGCTGTGGGGCTGCTACTACGGCTTGAAAAACGGGCAGGTAGTCAATGAGATCTACTGCAGTAAGCTGGGCGATTTCAAGAACTGGGAGTGCTACATGGGCATTTCCACGGACAGCTGGGCGGCATCTGTAGGCACAGACGGGCAATGGACGGGAGCCATCACCCATCTGGGATATCCGCTGTTTTTCAAGGAAAATTACCTGCACAAGGTGTATGGCAATTACCCGGCTAACTTCCAGATCCAGACAACCGAGTGCAACGGTGTGCAAAAAGGAAGCCACAAGAGCCTTGCTATCGTCAATACTACGCTGTTCTATAAGGCCAGGAGTGGCGTGTGTGCCTACGATGGGTCTCTCCCTGTCGAGATATCCTATGCGCTGGGTAACGAGGCTTACAGTATGGCGGTTGGCGGCGCACACGGAAATAAGTACTATGTGTGCATGGAAAAATCAAGTAATGGAGATTACAACCTCTTTGTGTTTGATGCAGCAAAGAGCACATGGCACAAGGAAGATGATGATATTAGCCTGACAGATTTTTGCTCCTGTGATGGTGAACTGTATGCAATCGTGGATGACAAGATCATCACTATGATGGGTTACGGTACTCCTGATCCATCCCCTGTGGAATGGATGGTGGAGACCGGAGATATCGGCCTTTCCAGTCCTGACAGCAAGTACATTTCCAGGCTCAATCTGCGGATGCAAATGGGGCTTAACAGCGAAATATATATTTCGATCCGGTACGACTTTAACGAAGCATGGGAGCAGGTTGCGTATCTCAAAGGCGACAGACTGCAGAGCTTTACCATTCCGATCATTCCAAAGCGGTGTGACAGCTTGCGGCTCAGAATTGAGGGCGTGGGAGATGTGAAGATCTATTCCATCACCAAAACCATTGAGGGAGGAAGTGATTTGCCGTGAACTTGCGATACCCTGAATTAAATGCCCCGGATGCAGATGGAAAGCTGCGGCAACTGCAAAGCTATTTGTTCCAGCTGGTGGATATTTTGAATATTGGGCTTAGCCAGCAGGAAACAGCCGCACAAGAGGTTAAGCAGGCGGCAGCAGAATTGGCAAAGACTACACCCAAAACACCGCGGGAAAGCTTTGATGCCATAAAGGGTTTGATTATCAAATCTGCGGACATCGTGAACAGCTACAGCGAGACCATCAGCAAGAATTTACGGGGCGAATATGTGGCGGTGTCTGATTTTGGCACCTATACAAAAAGTGCACTGGTGCAAATGGAGCTTTCCCCGGACAGCCTGCAGAGCACCATGGAACGGGTGGAAACCATCAGCAATCAGCAGAAAAGTGACTATGAACTATTGCAGCAGGAAATATCCAGGGTGGAGCAAAAAGCCGATAACGTGGAGATCCGGGTCGGGTCGGTGGAAAGCAACGGTGTTACCAGGGTTACGACCGAAACCGGTTTCACCTTCGATAAGGACGGGCTGAAGATCTCTCAATCCGGAAAACCGATCACAAACCTGCTCAATAATGAGGGCATGTATGTGAGGTACGGCGACACAGATATGCTCAGGGCCAATAAGGACGGCGTGCTGGCAAAGGATGTGTCCGTTAAAAACTATCTGATCATTGGAGACAATGCCCGGTTTGAGGACTACAGCGACGGCAGCGACACAAAGCGGACAGCCTGCTTTTGGATAGGAGGTACTTAGTATGGCATTACAGCAAAAAGATTTTACCGGCAAATATACATCCGGGACAGGGGTTGTATACACCTACATTCTCCGGGTGATCGAAAACAGTGTAAGCACATTGGATAATTCCTCCAATGTTACGGTAAAGGCAATGCTGAAAGACAATTATGGCATTTCCTTTTCCAACTGGGGCACCGGCGTTTCCTGTACTTTGGGCGGTAGTGAAATATTCAATGACTACCGGCAACGGCAGTATCTGGGCCCGGTGGAAAATGAGTTTTATGCATGGACCGGAAATATCGTCCATGGTGATGACGGCACTTTGTGCTTGAAGGTTTGCGGCGAGCTGTGGCAAAACAGTCCTGCCAACTGGTCACCGGCTAAGATCACTATCGAAGCCACAGACAGCAATGTGTTTGTGCTGACACCCATTGCCAGAGAGTCTGCCATCGGTGCGACGGATGCGTATATTGGTTCTACGACTACCATTTCCGTAAAAAGAAACAGCAGCAATTACAGCCATGTGATCGGCATTACTTTTGGCAGCATTGCCGGCTATATCGGAAGTGACTGGAAAATAGCTGCTGACCCTGTAAAGCTGACAGACACCAGTATTGCGTTTGAGATCCCGGAAAGCTTTTACTATGAAATTCCCAGTGCACCCAGCGGCAAATGCAATCTGACCATTACCACCTACAACGGCGACACTCAGGTTGGTAAGTCTAAAACAGCCGACTTTACTGCTATGGCAAATCCGGCAGTTTGTGCTCCCGTGGTGGCAGGTACGGTGAAGGATGTCAACGACGTAACTACGGAGCTTACAGGTGACAGCAATTATATCGTGCGGTACATGTCCACTGCCCGGTGCGAATTTACGGAAGCTTCAGCCCAATTCGGTGCTGACATTGCGAAAAGGCAGGTCAACGGCGTGGTTGTGGGAGAAGAGGGCGTTTTAGATATCGAAAATGCAAAAGACACCAATTTTACCTTCACAGTAACGGACAAACGGGGATTTTCTTCCACATTTAAACCGGAGGGACTGGAGCTGGTGGAGTATTCATATCCCACAGTGCAAGCGGTTTGTAATCGACCGTCCCCTACCAGTAATGAGGCAAAACTGAAAGTGACCGGTGAAGGCTTTTTCGGTGACTTTGGTTCAGTTAACAATGAAATGTACTGCAAAGTGACAATAAATGGTGAATTGTGGAATCCAAATCAGGGTGATCTTACGGTTGACTTTGGTGCAGATGGTAAGTACAAAAAGGAATACACCATTACAGGCGTATCCTATGAAGAAGCATATGAAATTGGAATAACAGTATGGGATAATACCGGTTATTCTGTTACCAAAACAATTCAGCTGCAAAAAGGCATTCCGGTATTTGACTGGGGGGCAGACAATTTTCGGTTCAATGTGCCGGTGTTTTCGCAGGAGATCAACGGGACCTATATGGTTTCTCACAGTGTAGACGGAGATACTGTGCAGCTCAGTCTGGGATCAAGCGTTTCCGTGAATGTGCTGTTTTTCGGCATAGCAGGTTCTTTGATGGTCGATTCTAATCCGTTACAGTTTATGGGTGTGCTTTCGGCAGATGCGTCGGGAGAAGCTGTCTGGAGCGGTACCACGGGCATCAGCGCCGGTTTTGATGACGAGACCCAAAAAATATCGCTCACATTTCCCATTGCCGGTGTTAGGTTTACAGCAATATCGGCAGGTCAGATTTCTTTTGATTAGGAGGTAAAATATGGCAAATTATAACACGATTAGCCGTAGTTCTTATGACTACGACACAACCAAAAAGCTGCAGCAGATGTTAAATGCCAGCGGCAATTACAATTTAGCGGAGGATGGCATTTTTGGCTCCAATACCGAAAATGCGGTAAGACAGTATCAAAAAGCCAATGGGCTGACAGCTGACGGAATTGTCGGCAAAAATACATGGGGTGCTTTGACCGGTTCTTCATCTTCCGGCAGTTCCAGTGCTGCGGCACCGGCTCCGGTAAATCCCATGGAAAAGTACACATACAAGCCCAGCGATACTGTGACACAGGCCGGAGCACTGCTGGAGCAGCTGAAAGCTCAAAAGCCGGGGGAGTTTACAGGTACCTGGGGTGATCAGATTGCAGGCAAGGTGCAGGAGATCCTGAACGGTAAAGACTTTACCTATGATGTAAATAGGGATGCCCTATATCAGCAGCTGAGGGAGCAGTATTCCACCATGGGGCAGATGGCTATGATGGACACTATGGGTCAGGCGGCAGCTTTGACCGGTGGCTACGGCAATTCCTGGGCGCAGAGTGCAGGCCAGCAAGCATACCAGCAGTATTTGCAGCAGCTGACGCAGCAGGTACCGGAGCTGTACGGCATGGCACTTGACAAGCACAATCAGGATCGGCAGGCACTGTATGATCAGGCGTCCTTGCTGGCAGGGATGGAAGACCAGGAATACAGCAGATACATGGATCATCTGACCAACTACTACACCGAGCTGGGACTGGCGCAGGATGAGGCCAGATATCAGGCTGAGCTGGATTACGGCAGGTACATGGATAAGCTTGGTCTGGACTACCAGATGGAGCGTGACAAGATCGCTGATGAGCAGTGGCAGAAGCAGTTTGATGAGTCTGTGCGGCAGTACAATGAGCAGATGGCACTGAGTAAGAGCAAGGTTGCCGATAGTTCCGGCAATAAAAAAACTTACCCCACGCCCAGCACTCAGGCTATTAAGAATATGCAGATGTCTCTTGGCGTTGAGGCTGATGGAGTTTGGGGGCCTAAATCCAAGGCGGCAGCAGGTGGCCTGGATGTGGGTGAGGCCTATAGTCTCTTTAATCAAGGAAAGCTTGGCTATTCTCAAGTCCTTGGCATGGATAGTCCGGGTATCTACAAGGATGTTGCGGCTTACATTGAGGAAAATGGTGGAGATGCTTCTGAGCTTATGGATGCTGTAACCTGGGCAACATACCGGAACATGGGTTCGAATGTTGCCCCGGTTGCAAATTATGCGAACTACCAAGAATATCTGAGCGATTTTATAAAATTTGCCTTGGGAGAATAAAGGTTGATAAGGAGGCACATTATGAACTTTTCGGAATGGAGCAACCAAAAGAAAAAGAAGAAGCAGGGGAATGAGACATCTAACCATTCGGATTCTTCAGGAACAAATACTTCCGTCACTACCGAAAAGAAGCAGTCTTTTTCGGAATGGAGCCGGGAACGCAATGAAACCATATCTTTGCCTGCCTGGGGTAACTCAGCGAATACCCTTTTGAAAGAGCTTGAGCAGGAATTCTCTAAGGATGGAATGGCAACGGAAGCATCATCTTCCAGACTGTTTCGCCTTTTGGAACAGACTGACGAGTTTCGTAGTAAATATACAGGAAAGACCGATGTTCTTGCCTACATTGATTCTGTTGAGGAATCTCTAAAAGGTGCGCTGACAGTTGCGCAGAAGGCTTCCTATCGGGACTACTGGGGGAAGCAATTTGAAGGCATCACGAAGACTCTGGAAGAGTACGGCACTAAGATAAACGAAGGAGCTTATCTTAGTAATGATGAACTGGATGCGTACACCAAGGCGGCACAAGACTATATTACCATTGGTGGTAAGCTATTCACGGAAGAGAATGGCTATTACCAGGCAACTATCAACAAGTTCCAGCGTAGCCATCCTCACATAGCTTCCAATGTGGCAAATGTCAAGGATATGTATGATGCGTTCTATGAGGCCTCTGCTAACGATAACGAGGAGGACTGGAACTTCTGGTATGCCAGAAAAACACCGGAGGAAAGATTGGCTCTGTATGAATCTTACCAAGAGGAGCTTAAAACAGCTACCGGAGAAAGAGCGGAGTTTCTTAAATCGGAAATTGCAAACTATGAGCGTGGCAATGTCAACAAGAATGGACTTTACTACGGTAACAAGATTGTAGACACATACTATCCTATTACGCAAAGGTCTGATTTTGCAAAAACTTCTGCAAATAGAGATTTTGCTAACCCTACCATGGAAGAGATCATGAAGGTCGATGCCATGAATGACAATTCTACATGGCGGTGGGATTACACTGACAGTCCTAGCGGTGTTTATGTTGATGCATTCGGTAACAAGCTGGCTGTTGATGAAAACCACACAGTCTACAATCCTGCAACCCAGAATTTCAAAGTTGCGGATAAGTTAGGCCTGTACTTGAACACCTCCGAAGATTATCGTTTTGAAGCGATGGATGTTCACTATAGGGAAGGAATCTGGAAGTCAACTATGCTGGAGGGCTACAACGGTGCATGGGAAGAACTGACTGAAGATGAACTTGGCATATATTACACACTGCTGGCAGAAAGCCAGGAAAAAGCGTATCAATTTCTTGATGTTATGGAAATAACGCTAAACCAAAGAAGAACTATGAAGCAACAAGGACAGTGGAAAGAATCCTATGAAAATGCTGGTTGGTTTGGCAAAACAATGATGAATCTTTGGTCTGTTCCTGCAAATGTTCTTGGTGGAGCATCAGCATTTTTGTCAGACACTATCGACACCTGGCAGGGCAAAGAAATCAATCCATACTCCCTGTCACACAGCGGTATTCACTACGCCAACACAGTCCGTGGGGCTACGGCAGAGGATCTTGACGGTATTGGTTTTGATTGGTTTGACCTGGCAGATGTGTACCAGTCAGGTATGGCTATGGCTGACTCTGTGTTTGCCAGCACTATAGGTGGCAAATTCGGTGGTGCCCTTCTTGCCACTGGAGCAGCTGAAAACGAGGCAATCCGTCTGTATAAATCAGGCGCATCCAAGGATCAGGTTCTTTGGGGAGCTGCTACAGCCGGTGCTGCGGAACTGGTCTTTGAGAGTCTCTCCATCGGAAATTTGCAGAAAATCAAGAACATGAGTAATCCTGTCCGTGGCCAGTTCATCAAAGCACTCCTGGTACAGGGTGGTGTGGAAGCATCTGAGGAAATGCTCACGAATATTTCCAACACCATATCCAATGCCATTATTATGGGCAGCCAGTCCGATTGGGCGGCACTCGTTGAGGAGAATGACGGAAAAATCGGAGGTGCATTGAAGGATAAGTTCTTTGAGGTGCTCCACGATGGCATTGCCGGTGCTATCTCCGGCAGTGGCTCCGCTACGTTGGTTGGTGGCCCTGCTGCTTTGGCACAGAATGCTGAGTACCGCAATGCCGGCAGATCTATCATTGGCGCCAAAGGTGGCGTAAAAGCCCTGAAGACACTGGCTATGGATGTGGCTGGTGCTACCGAGGGGAAAACTGCCAAGCGTATCACAAAGATGTCGGACGATGCGACAAGCTATGTACACAAAGGCGAGGGTATTGTCGGCAAGCTGAAAGCCTGGCGTGCAAACCGTGCGAATGCTCTCAATGTTGGCAGACTCGCCAGCGAGGTTGATACTGCCAACAGGGTTGCCAACACTGCTGCGAACAAGGCTGACATCGTCAAGAGCCTGCAAGAGAAAGGCTTCGATGAGGCGAAGGCAAACGAGATTGCTTCCGCACTGGTGACTGCCTATAACGGTCAGGAGCTTAGTGGCAAGCAGGAGAGACTTCTCAGGTCTGTCGAGAACAACGAAGATGTACAGGATGTTGTAGATCGCATCATCAGCAACGATATGTCTACCATGGGCCAGCGACAACAGGGTGTCCGCTCGTATAACGAGGCAGTTAATACAGTCAACAAGCTTAACCAGACACTTCCGGATGGTGGAAAGCTGACCGTGGACGGCTATAAGGCTATTCTGGAGGCGGCAGGTGTCAAGACATGGGGCGGTGAGACCGCAGAGGATGTGGATGCTGTTGCGGCTGAAAGCGGCACAGAGACGGCTCCCAGGGCTATAGAGACGACTGCTCCGGCAAGTGACGGGCAAGTTACCGGCAAGTTATTGGTTTCTGACGATGGGAGTACCCGTGATAAGAATGGTGATCCCATTTCTATTACAGGCGTGGCTTCGGTAAAGGACGGAAAATTGGTTCTTATGACTGAAAGCGGTACCATTGATGTCAAGGATGTTCAGTTTGCCAATGAAGATGTTGCAAATGTTTATGATGCAATTTCCCAAATGGATGTGACCCCTGAGGCAGCGTGGGAATTGGTAAGTACCTACAAGCATTCTGACGGTATCTCCTCTGAAGATTTCGCTTCAGACATTCAGCTTGCCTATCGGTATGGCAGGAAGAATTTCAAAAACGGTCTCAAAAATCTGAAACTGACCAAAGAACAGGCTGATACCGCATTTCGGTTGGGCAGAAAGGCTGCGGAAGCTGCTGTAAAGACTACCAAACAGGCTGGCTCAGATGGCACTGTCAGTGACAATAATTCGGGTAAGAAGATCCTCTTTGAGGGATTCACTTACAATGAGCAAACTGCCAACGATGTGCAGAAGGCTTCCATGGAAGCAATCGACACGATCAACAAGCTGTCCAGTCTTGAGGTTCATGTATTCAAGTCCTATAAGAAGAAGGACGGAAAGCTTTATGCTTTGGTGGATAGCAAGGAGAGACTGGCTCCGAATGGTTACTTCACCGATGGGAACAAGATTTATATCGACTTAAATGCAGGTAACATGGGCGAGGGTGTAATGCTCTACACCATGGCGCACGAGATCGGGCACTACATTGCACAGTGGAATGCAGAGGATTTCCAGGCGATCAGCGATTTCCTGTTTGCGCATTACGGAGAGGATGTGCCTATCTATGATCTGCTTGAGACTCAGAAGGCAAAGCTCAGGGAGAGTTACAAGCGAGATGGAAAGGCAATCCCCAGCGAGGCTCAGCTTGAGAAGCTGGCTCACGAGGAGCTGGTCTGCGATATGCTTTCCAGAATGCTGGCAGATAAAAATGCCTATGACAAACTGATGGAGCTGAAGCAGAAAGACTTGAACCTGTTCCAGAAACTGGGCAGGGCCATAAAGAAGCTGCTCGACAAACTTGCAAAGTCCATCGGTATATACGACAAGTATACCCCGGACTTTAAGTATGCTGCCAGCGTGGAAACCTTTGGTGAGGAGGCGTTCAGACAGCTTCAGGATCTGTATGTCAAGGCGTTCGTGCAGGCTGATGCCAACTTCCAGGCGGCAGGAAAAAACACCACCGAGGATGTTAGCGTGATGTTCATGGTTAGGGAAAACACAGAAATTCCCTACAAGCAGTACTGCAAGCTCATAAACAAGAAGCCAATCAAGGACTCAAGAAAATACTTCGCCAAGGTGAAGGATGCTCGTATCGATCAATACCGAACTCTTTCGGAGGAAGATATTCCTGATATTGACTTTTTGGAGATTGCCGAGTATAACAAAGTTGATGAAGGATATGTATATACAATCCGAAATTACGATAAGTTTAACTTTGCAATCCTTAGTAGGAAGGCAATTAAAACGAAGTACGATGGCTATGTAATGGAGGTAGCATCAAATGGAAAAACTGGTGAAACAACTGGCGAAAGAAATGATGGCAAGGGGTCTCAACACAGAGGAAACGAAGCTGGCAATCGGTTGCCTGGAGACCAAGGAGCAATTCGTGGAAATGCTGGCAGAAGTCAAGAATCAGACAACGTTGACCAGAAGCAGCGCCTTAGCGATGGCGATAGTGATAACGGACGAATAGGAATAGAAAATTCTAATGGTTCTACAGCATCCACGGAAGCGATGGATGTAGAATTGGATACAAAGACGGAGTCTGTATCCCCGGCTGTTATGAATTCCGAGCGTGACTTTACCTACCAGGAATTAACGGCAAGGAATCCCCTGCAGGGTAGAATCATTGATAAAAATCGCACAGTGAAGCTCACGAATAATGGTTCCATTGATAAAGGTTGGGTGGTTGCTGAAGTGCTGAAGCAGTGCGAATCCATTCAAACTAAGGCACCACTTCCAACATACTATGTCAATATTCCAGACATTGGCAAGAATGTTGAGATTACCAGCAAGCCTATCGAGCATGGTTTCATAAAATCCGAGGTCAAGAATGGAAAGCCTGTGCCACCAAGATCAATGATCAATGCAAGAGCATCCCTTGACCTTCCGCATATACTTCAAAACTCCATTGAAGTAAATCGGTCTGATAGAGGTGATAATGCCCAGGTCGAGTTCTCTCATGTCCTTATTGGTGTTACTGCTATGGAATCGGCAAATGGTACTATTGAGTATTATGCCGTAAGGTCTGTTGTTGAAGCAAGAAAAAACCAGGGTGCGATTCTTACTGAGGCAAATGTCATTGGAAAGCTTCATGCTATGAATGCAAAAAAAATAGGGAAGCCTCATGCTCAGGCAGGTGGAAATAGCACCGCCCTAACAAGTAGCTCCCTATTTGGCTATAATGTAGCAGATTTGCTGAACGATGTCAAGAATGACTTTGCTGACACATTTTCTGACGATGTTTACAAGCATTTCGGTATGACGAGAGAATACAATGAGCGATTCTCCAAGTATTTGCTATTCTCCGAGCGCACCGAAGACTCTGTCTCCAATCGTTCTCTTCTCGCCACTGCCTTTGAGGGTGTGGCGCAGGACGAGTTTGAGAAGAACAAGATCCAGGAGTACAAGGAGAAAATCGAACTCTTGGATGCCCAAGAGCATAAGCTCCATGAACTGAACAAGCAGATCAAGGAGCTGTCCTTTAGTAAGGGACCAAGAGATACCCAAAAGCTCAAAAAACTGCGCAGCGAGGCAACCAAAACGGCTAACCGTATCAACATCTATGACAGTCAGCTACTTCGTCTGGAGGCTTCCAAGCCTTTGCAGAGAGTTTTGCTTCGGGAGCGGAAAAAGGCTTACGACCGTGCAGTAAAACGTGGAAAAGAAAAGCTTTCAGAGTATCGTGAAACCTTTGCCAAGAAGCAGGTCAAGCATAAGATCCAGCGTGTGGTCAAGGAGCTGAAAGATCTGCTTCTGAGTGACGACAAGAAGCGGCATGTGCCGGACAGTCTGAAGAAGGCGGTTGCCGGTGCCTTGGATATCCTGAATCTGGATACCAGCAATACCGAAGAACGTGCAGCCAAGTATGAGAAGCTGATCGCAGAAGAAACTGACCCTGATAAGATCGATGCTTATCAGGTAACACTGGACAACATTCTCCGTGCCGGTGAAAAAATGGGCGAAAAGCTGGGGCAGCTGCATTCTGCGTATCAGGCGATCGCAAATTCTACTGATCCTGATATTCAGGGTGGCTATGATGCTACCATTGCCAATGCAATTCAGGAATTGTCGGAAACCATTGGCACTACACCCATCAGTAAGATGTCCATGGAGCAGCTGGAGGATGTGTACAATGTCTATAAGGCTGTGCTGACAAGAGTACGGGATGCCAACAAATCCCTTATTGAATCGGCAAGGGCCAGCATTGCAGACAGATCCCATGCGGCTATGGCACAGGTAAAAAAGGCAGGCGGTGAACACTACCACCGGGCAGCGGCTATGGATGCGGTGAAAAAAGCATCCTGGGACAACGAAAAACCGGTATATGCTTTTGAGCGTATCGGTTCGGATTCACTGACTGAGGCCTATAACAATGTGCAGAAGGGCGAAAGTATATGGGCGGTTGATGTGTCGGAGGCGGCTGCATTCTTTGAGAAGCTTTCGAAAGAGCACAACTATGATTCCTGGGACTTTGACAAAAAGTACACATTTACGGCAACGTCCGGTAAGAAATTTCAACTGACACTGCAGCAGATGATGTCACTTTATGCCTATTCCAAGAGAGCGCAGGCAGATGAGCATTTGCGGTTGGGCGGCTTTGTGTTTGACAGCAATATTGAAGAACACAAAGAGGAAGTAGACGAAAAAACCGGCAAAACCAAAAAAAGCATCCTGAAGTACAAAGTCAACACGGCTGCTGCCTTGCAGATCGATCTTGATACCATGGGTGAGATCGTGAATGCTCTTTCGGAAATTCCCGGTGTTAAAGATTTTGTGGATGCTATGCAGGATTATTTGTCTACAACAATGGGTGCCAAGGGTAACGAGGTGACCATGCGGATGTATGGCATTAAGCTATTCAAGGAGAAATACTACTTCCCCCTGAAATCTGCGAAGCAATTCTTGTTTGAGAAAAACGAGGTAGCCGGTGAGATCCGCATTAAAAATTCCGGATTCACAAACAAGACCGTGCAGCATGCCAATAATCCCATCATTTTGAGTAATTTTATGGATGTGTGGGCAGATCATGTGAACGACATGAGCATGTATCATGCGTTTACGCTTCCGCTGGAGGACTTTAACCGGATTTTTAATTATAAAAATTCCGCAGCAGAGGGAAGCGATTCTGAATCTGTCAAGAGTGTTTTGCAAAGTGCTTATGGGCCGGCAGCGGTAAACTACATCCAGCAGCTGATTAAGGATCTGAACGGCGGTGCAGTATCCGATCCCAGAGAAACTACCGGCAAAAAGATGATGTCTTTGTGGAAAAAAGCAAAGGTTATGGCATCGCTGAGCGTTGTTGTGCAGCAGCCTACATCTTTAGTCAGAGCATTTGCGTTGGTCGATCCCAAATATTTCAGACCTACCAAAGATGGAATGACCCACAAAGAACTTTGGGAGCAACTAAAAACATACGCTCCGGTGGCAATCATTAAGGAAATGGGTGGTTTTGATACCGGCAGCGGCGTGGGCGCCCGGGATTTTATTCAGGGGAAACAGAACCGACTGGACAAGGTACTGGGATGGGCACCGGCAAAGGCTGACGAAGTAACATGGTGTGCCATCTGGAATGCTGTAAAACGTGAAACACTGGCCAGACATACCGCTGTAAAGCCAAACACGGAAGAGCATTTGAAGCTTGCCGGTGATCGGTTTACGGAGGTTATTGCCAAAACGCAGGTATATGATTCGGTTCTTTCCAAGTCTGCAAATATGCGGTCTAAGAGCGGCCTGATGAATATGGTGACAGCGTTTATGGCTGAGCCTACCACGACCATCAATATGATGGAAGATGCTATCAGAAAAGGACTACGGGGAAACAAAAAGTATGCTGCAAGAGCGACGGCATCCGTTGTAGTTTGCATTATAGTAAACAATATTGCATCTTCGTTCATTTATGCTGCCAGAGACGATGATGAAGAGGAAACATACATCGAGAAATACGCCCAGGCATTTGTGTCCGGCATGATCGATGATGTGAATCCGCTTACCTATTATCCGTGGCTGAAGGATGCGTGGTCTTTGCTGAAGGGTTATGATGTCGGTCGTTCTGACATGAATATTTTGTCCGAAGCTATGAACGCAGCGAAGGGACTTTATAAGGCCTATGAGAAGGAAGAAAATATTGCAGGTGCATGGATGGATATTGCCGGTGCATTTGCAAACCTCATTGGTATACCGCTTGATAATGTTCGCAGAGAGATTGAAGCAGGATTTAATACCTGGAATACTTTGAAGCAGGATTTTACCAGCCGGGATACTACATGGGGAAGTCTTGGAGACGCAATCGGCGAATCTACCCGGGAAAATGTTCCTATTTACGGTTGGGGTGCTGGTGCTTCAAAGACGGATAATTTGTACGATGCCGTTGTCAGTGGTGATGAAAAGTATGAAGAACGGTTCAGGGATAGCTATGTTGATAAAAATGGCAACTTTGACCAGAGTAAATACAATACTGCGCTGAAAAAGGCTATTCGAGAAAATGATCCCCGTATTCAGGAAGCTGCTGAAGCCAGAATCGATGGCAACTTTGCCCGGTACAAGGAATTGGTTCAGGAGATTCAGGGTGAGGATAATTTTGGGTTTGAGATTATCCGGGACGCTGTTCTTGCGGAAGAAAAGGCTATTCTTAAAAAGCGTGGTCTCGTGGAGGATACAGAAGATTCTGCAGAGGAAGATTCTTACAGCACTACCTTTAAGGTCAGCGATTTCTACCGTGCGGTTGCAGATGGTGATCAGAAAGAGATGGACATGATCTATCAGGATATTCTGAGTGACAAGCTGGCAGACAACTATTTGGAGCATGAAGCGAAGGATGCCATTGCCAGTGCGTTTGCAACGGAAGTGGGCAAGCACTACATGGACGGTGAGATTACCCGTGATCAGGCTGTAAAGATGCTGAATGACCACACCGACAAAGGGGAGTCTGATGTTAAAAAGTGGGACTTTGAAAAGGAATACGGATTCCCCTGGAGCAGCCGTGTCCGGAAATATCGGGGAGGCAAGATTTCTGAAAGAGATCTGGTGCAATGGGTTATGGATATCGAGGGAGAAGACCGTGCCGGTGCTCAGGCCTACATCGATTTTCTGGATCTGGAAAAGGCCAATCCCACGGTGGATATCACGGCTTCGGATGCGGAAAGCTTTTTCATGCATGCGGAACCTGCAGGTATCGATATCGAAACCTATCTGGGATTCAAAAGCAAGGCAAGCGGTATCACCGGAGACAAAGATCCGAAAACCGGCAAGGTCAAAAGTGGCAGCAAAAAGAAAAAGGTCGTGGATCTGATCCATTCTTTGAAACTGTCCAGAAGCCAAAAGGATGCTCTTTATCGGGCGCAAGGCTATGCTGAGAACGATCTCAAAGATACACCCTGGCACTAATTAAAAAACAGAACGGCTCTGGGATAGAAATACCCCAGGGTCGTTTGTTATTATGTTGACACAAAGGAGGTAATAGATATGAATGATTCCATAACCCGGATATCGCTGGACGTGCACGATGCAGGATCGAGCGTAAGCATCCATGCAAAACGGGGTGACACCGGGCGTGTGATTATTGTTTCTCTGGTAGACGGTGGTGTTCCTTATGTGATTACCAAAGACTGCACTGCGGTATTCACAGGAAAAAAGACTGACGGGAACGTGCTGTATAACGATTGCACGATCTCACAGAATACAATTATCTACGCATTTACCGATAATACTGTGGCGGCTGCAGGGCGTATTAACTGCGAGATCAAGCTTTACGGTGCAGACGGAAAACTGATCACCAGTCCTAAATTTACCATCAATGTGCAGGATACGGTTTACAACGAAGGTGACGAGGTTGAGTCCTCCGATGAGTTTAATGCACTTACGATGCTTGTTACTGAAGCTACAGAAGCCATTAAAAACGCAAATGATGTAGCGGAAGAATTGGAAACGGCCAGGGACAAGGGAGAATTCAACGGCCTTCCCGGTGAGCAAGGTCCCAAGGGAGATAAGGGAGAGAAAGGCGATAAGGGTGAAAAGGGAGACCAGGGCATTCAAGGTCCCCAGGGCATTCAAGGTCCCCAGGGCGAGCAAGGTCCCAAGGGAGATAAGGGAGAGAAAGGCGATAAGGGTGAAAAGGGAGACCAGGGCATTCAAGGTCCCCAGGGCATTCAAGGTCCCCAGGGCGAGCAAGGTCCACAGGGCCCCCAGGGAGAATCGGGAACTGCTTTGATCGATGACAGCACGGTTGGTGTTGCTGCCTGGTCAAGCAAAAATATCGTGGACAAGCTGTGCCCCTCCTTTAAGGAAAAGGATACTCTGGTGCAGTGTGAGCCGGTTGAGGGATATCCGCTGGAGGTAACGGCTGCCGGTGCTGGGGGATTCACCGTGACTGCCTGCGGTAAAAATCTGTATAATAAAGTCACATATCCTGCGAACAATACCGGCTATGTGGACCGAGGCAGCGGTGAATTTTCTACAAGCTCCAATTATTTAAGAACTGGCTACATTCCTGTCCATCACCTTGTAGGGCAGTACATAACATTCAATTATGCACCGACAAGTGCAAGTAGACCCGGTATGGCATTTTATAAGTCTGACAAAACGTTCATATCTGGTGGAGCAGGAGAAAACATCGAAGTGCCGAGTGGCGCAATGTATATGATTTTTTCTGTGGCGGTTGGTAATAAGAATGAGAATCTGCAAATCGAAATTGGATCTGAAGCAACCGATTATGAGCAGTATTGTAGCAGCACTGCAGCGGGAGCTGACGGGAAGGCTGTTGTAACGGCGGTGAAGGGGATGAACAATGTATTCGCATATTCCGGTGACAATGCCGTGGAGATTACCGTAGTCGGAAGGGCAGACCCTGTGGCAGTCATCGAAAAATTGACAAATGCCGTCAATAGCCTTGGCGGAAACATTTAAGGAGGAATAACTATGGGATACACAGCAAAAGAACTGGTAGCCATTGCCAGAGGTGAGATTGGCTACCTGGAGAAAAAGTCCAATGCAAACCTGGACAGCAAGACCGGGAATGCTGGTGGCAAGAACTACAGCAAATATGCCAGGGACCTCCACGCTGCCGGCTACTATCAGGCCAGTAAGAATGGTTACGAGTGGTGCGAGGTATTCAACGACTGGTGTCATTGGATCGCCTCCGGCAGAGATCCGAAACTGGCACAGGAAACCATTTACCAGATCGGTCTCTATGGTGCTGGCTGTACATGGTCAGCGAAGTGTTATCGTGATGCTGGCAGATGGTATACCACTCCGAAGGTTGGTGATCAGGCTTACTTCGGCACCAAGGGCAACGAGTACCACACCGGTATCGTGTCCAAGGTGGAAAACGGCAAGGTCTACATCATCGAGGGCAACACCTCCTGTGCATCCGGTGTGGTATCCAACGGCGGCGGTGTCTGCGAGAAAACCTATCCTCTTGGTTATGCTAAGATCTGCGGTTACGGCAGACCAAAGTACGCAACTGAGGTAGTTAAACCTGCCTACACGCAGGAGCAGTTCATCCGTGATGTACAGAAGGCCTGCGGTGCGTCCGTGGATGGCATCGCTGGACCGGAAACAATCGCCAAGACAGTAACCCTGTCTGCAGGCAAAAACCGCAGACACGCAGCCGTGAAGCCTGTGCAGAGATGGCTGAAGGAGCTTGGTTACACAGAGGTGGGCGAAGCTGATGGCATCGCAGGCCCCATGTTCACGGCAGCGGTGTGTGCCTTCCAGAAGGCGAACAAGTGCTGGGTGGACGGTGAGATCACTGCCCGGAACAAGACCTGGAAGAAGCTTCTGGGCATGAAGTAAGGGGTGATACCGATGGATAATGCTATTATCGTAGCCCTGCTGGGCTTTGCCGGAACCCTGCTGGGCAGTTTGTTCGGCAT